CGATCACCTTCGGGTTCCCGTCCGCGAGCGCCGCGAGGGCCTCGTCGGTCTGCGGGACGAGCCGCTCGCCGAACTGGTCGCACAGCATGATCTGCACGACCTTCGCCGCCATGGGTTTCCCGGTGCCCTGGTTCCGGTTCGCGTAGAGCCGCCACTCGTCGACATCCGCCGACGACGGGTTCCGGATGAAGACTTTTTTCCCGAGAGACCGGATCTCGATCTCCATCGGCTTCCCGTCGCGGGCCGCCAGGTCGAGCAGTTCGTCGAAGGTAAGCGTCACTCCAGGACTCCTGTCAGACGGAACACGGCCTCGCCGGTGGACCACTGCCCGGCTCGGCCGGCGTGTTTCCAGGAGACGAGGATCGCCTCGCCCGAGATGTAGTCTCCGGGCGTGTCGAACTCAATCAAGGCCTTTTTCCCGCAATCAAACACCGAGAACGACGGCGGGCCCCAGAATCGGAGCGAGATCGTCGGCGGCTCAATCGACGTGCAGTCGTACTGCTTCAGTACGCGGGCATCCGCCCCGGTGCCGACCACGGTACTCGAGACGTGGGTCTTCTCGAAGAGCTGGCCCGCCTGGGCGTCGACATCGTGGTCCGTCAGGTAGCCGATGCCGACGTTTCCGAACAGGACCCGCGTCGGGTATCCCGATGTGCCATGCGACGAGATGTAACCGGGCATGCGTCACCCCTCGTCAGGTGATCGTCAGGCCCGCAGCGGTCACCTCGCCCGCGATCAGCTCCTCGAACGTGGCCGAGCCCTCGACGTAGGACGCGGTCTTCCGGGACACGCTGGCACTCGTCACGCGGTAGTTGCCGCTGCCGCCGGTGGTGGAGAGCGCGCCCTCGTCACCCTCGACGATCTCGACGGAGTCCGACATGGTCCGGTAGGTGATCGTGAACTTCTTCGGATCGCGGGCCGGCTTGATCGGCGCGAGGGCCATCACGGCCGTCCCGCCGTGGGCGATGTCGAGCGTGGTCATATCGACCCGCTCCCGGGACGGGGCCGACTGCTCTCGCGAAATGTCGATGCACTTGTACGGGTTCGTCTTGAACGTGAACGTCGTGCCGTGCGAAGTCGAGAACGTCGGGTCGGGCATCGCGGAGCCTCCTGTGAGCTGGTGCGGTCGATTTTATGGGGTGGGTCGGGTGCCGAATCTCACTCGTGCCAGCGGACCTCGACCGAGAGCTCGACCGTGTAGGTCGGGGTCTCCCGGCCCTCGAGGTAGTCGGGCTGGCCGTCCCGCTCGTCGAGGACCAGGCAGTGATCGATCATCGTCCCGTGGTCCGTGCCGCGGAACCGGTCGATCGCCGCCGTGATCAGGCTCGCCAGGGCCCAAGCCGAGACGTAGTCGTCGGCGTAGACCGCCACGAGGAACCTGGCCGTCGGGGGCACCAGGGCCGGGAGCGGCTCGTCGTCGAGGGCGTCGTCGAGCGTCAGCTCGCGGGTCGTGCCCTCGCGGGCGTAGATCACGAAGGGCGGGTTTTGCGTGCCGGTCATGCCGACCGGCCAGGCCGTGCAAGACGTGGCGGCCTCGATCGACTCCTTCAGCCATACATGGGGCGTGGGCATGGTTTTCCTATCGTGGGGTGATGCCGGCGGCTATGCCGCGCTTCGACATGCCCGGGTTTGCTCCCGAGGCTCGCTCCGCCGCGGCCTTCTCCAGGGCCTTCGACATCTCGTCCGCGAGCTTCCCGGCCGCGACCGGCCCGAACTCCCTCATGGTCTTTCCGATCATGTCGTAGGGCCTCACGCCAGAGGCCGTGCCGAACTGAAGCCAAATCGCCTTCCGGCTTTCGGGCCCGGCCTTGTACCCAAGGACGCCGTAGATGAACGCGTCGAACGCGGCGTTCGTTCCGGTCTGCCCGGTCCGCACGGTGACCGATCGCCGCAGCGCCCCGCTCGATCGCTTCTTCTCGCCCTTCTTCCGCCTCCCGCGTCGCGTGTCGAGCGGCGGCGTGTTCTTTCGCAGGATCGGAACGGCCGGCCGCAGCACTCGCCGCATCGCGGCCTTCAGGTGCTTCCTCGCGATGTGCCGCGGCAGCGTGCGGAACTCCTGCATCAGCGCGCCGATGTGGGCGTTCGCGTCGTAAGAGTTAGGCTCGAACGACGAGTTCCACGAGAGCGAGATCATGTCGATCATGTCCGCTGCTCCTCGACCGTCAGCTCGAGGTCGTCGCCGCCCGGGGCCTCGACGACCGCGGAGACGTAGAGAAGCCGGTCGCCGCGGCTCGGCCACCGGAGCCGCATGTCGCCGGCGACATCGTCCCTGTACCGCGTGTAGACCGTCGCCGTGATGCCGCCGCCGACCTGGCCGCGGCGGGCCTGCTCGGAGTAGGTCGTGGCCTCGTAGGAGCCGAGGATCGTCGCGACGGTCTCCCAGGTCTCGACCGTGCCGCCGGCCACGTTCCGCGAGCGGACGGGCCGCTCCAGGACGAAGACCTCGCGGTAGCGTCCGGCCGGTCGCATCACCAGCCCCCGTTCCACGAGGAGGCCGCGAGCAGGGCCTCGAACGCGTGGGGCAACTCGCCGCCGCCCTCGGTGTTTAGGACGCCGCGGTTCTCGAACTGGTGGTTCACGAACGCCAGGATCGCCGAGCGGATCATGGGCTCGATCTGCGAGCCCGGGGCCGCCCCGGCCCAGTAGGTGACGACGACCTTCTCGTTCGTGGCCGTGTCGAGCGTCAGCGTGGCCGGGAACGCGTCCTGGTCGACCTCGTAGTCGGCGGCCGCCAGGGCCACGCCGGCGACCGTCACGGAGATCGGGTAGGTCGCCGAGATCAGGACGGGCGGGGCCGGCAGGTGCAGCACGCTACCGCCGGCCTGCCAGGTCGCGCGGTACTGGGTCGCGACGAGCGTCACGGAGAGCCGGCTTTCGACGAGCCGGCGGGCCGCGGCGATCTTGTCGAGAAGGAACCGGTCGAACTCCGTCACGTCCGCGAGCATGCCGCACTGGGCCTTCGCGTCGGTCAGCGAGACCGGCTCGACGGAGGGCCACTGGAGAACGCGGATCGTGTCGGGCTTCGCCATCGTTCCCTCCGGATGGACAGAAGGCCGGGGCCGGCATCCCTGCCAGCCCCGGCCCCTGAAGAATCACGATCCGACCGATCAGGAGGCGGCCTTCGCGAGCCGGGCGACGAACTCGGGGGCGTGGTTGGCCACGCCGAACCGGGTGTTCGCGACGTACAGGACCTGACGGTTCCGCATGAGAACTTCGCGGCCCGCCTCGATCTCGAGGCCGGTGTCCTTCAGCCCGACCGCGGTCGACATCGCGTAGTCGCCGTACAGGGCCAGCGTGGTGGCGGGGAGGCCCTTCACGATGTAGACCGGGGCACCGAACACCGTGGGAACCACGCGGCCGCCGCCGACCGTGAGGGTCGTCTGCTGCGAGCTCCAGATCTTCATGAGGTCGACGTAGCCGGCCCGCGAGCAGACCCACGAGCTGGTCCCCATCACGGTCTCGTCGACCTTGCCGACCACGTCGGCGAGGTTCGCGAGGGTCGTCGCGGCGTTGGCCGCGACGGTGATGGTGTTCCCGGCCGCGACCGCACCGGCGAGGCCGGTCACGGTCGGGTTCGAGGCCTGGCCCGCGAGCCAGAGGGCGTCGAACCGCTGGGCGTAGGCGAGCGAGAACCGCTCGGCCACGAGGCCCGCGATGTCGAGCGGGCTGTCCTCGATCAGCGAGCGGCTGATCGCGACGGAGGCCCGGATCTCGTGCATCGTCAGGCTCGCGACCGAGGACACGAAGTCCTGGTCGGTCGTCGCCGTGCCCTCGGCCACGATCGCCGCCGTGGCGTCGCCGACCTTCGGAAAATCGATCTTCTGGCCGCGGGGCCGGACGACCGTCGCGAGCTGGAGGGCGACCGAGGCGTACTGGAGCCGGTTGACGATCGCGTTATACAACTCGGTGTAGACGTACTCGGCACCGATGCCGTTGTAGGTCGGCGAGGTCTCGCCCATGGCCCGGGCTTCGCCGGTGCCGACGGCCTTCAGGTACTCGCCGACGGCCTGCGCCGCCTTCCGCGAGCTGAAGAGCTTCACGCCCGAGCGAACGTCGGGGGTCTTGCTCTCGACCTCGTCGGCCGCCTCGGCCTTCGGCGAGCTGGGCGCGGTGCCCGTCACGGCCCGGAGGCTGGCGAGCCGGTCGTCGAGGGACCGCTCCGCGGCCGACTCCTTGCCGATGTTGTCGGCCTTCTCGCCGAGGGCGGCGAGCCGCTCCTCGATCCGGGTCCGCTCGGCGTCGTCGGCCGGCTCGAGGGCCCGGAGGCTCGTGATCTCGGCGGCGACCTTCGCGGCTTCATCCTGGAGGCGGGCGAGCTTCGGCGACGGCATGGGGAGTTCCTTCGTGTTCGTGGCGGTGTCCGTACCGCTCGTCACGATATGACCGCCCGCCGCGGCAGAATCTCGCCGCGTTCTACGATAGGACGATCAGCGGTCCGGCTCGGCCGCGCCGATACGCGAGATGATCTCGCGTTGCCCGGCCGCGATCTCCTGGAGCGTCTCGGCCTGGCGGCCCTGCGTCTCGGCCAGCGAGCGGAGCGTCTCGCTCGTCGTCTTCAGGTACTCGGTGTGCGACTCCACGACCGGCACGACAACGGTGTCGTGGAGCGTGGCCGAGGCGGCGTAGAACATCCAGAGAATCACCGCCAGCACGCCGGCCGGGATACCGATCGTGTTCAGGATCGCACCGGTGGGCCCGAGGGCCTCGATCAGTTCCGACCGCGTCACGTTTCGCTCCTGCTGTTCAGCCACCGGATCACGAGGGCCTGGACGATCGCCGAGATCGCCCAGACGAGGACGAGCGTCGTGAAGGCCATCCCGCAGTTCTCGGAGTAGACGGCCCGGACCCGCTCCTCGATCCGCCGGCGGATGCCGCCGGGGGCCGGGATCGCGTCGGGACCGGCGGCCCGGAGCTCGCCCTCCATGGCCGCGATCTGCGACAGGGCGACCCGGACGATCGCGTCGGACCGCTTCCGGCCCAGGAGCCGCCGCCGCATCGGCCGATCGCCGAGGGCCTGCCAGACGGCCTCGCGGGCCTGGTCGAGCTCGAGGGGCGTCATCGCGAGGCCTCGCAGACCGAGCACGCCGCGCGGGGGCCTGCGACCGTCGAGAGGAACGCGGCGACCCGGGTCGAGCAGGAGCCGACCGTCCGGCCCTCGCGTTCGCCGAACAGCACGCCGGCGAGCTCGCCCTCCGCGTTGAACATCGGGCCCCCGGAGTCGCCCTGGCGGGCCGTGCCCTTGATCTCGACGAACTGCCGGGGGTGAGACTTCGTGGGCGAGAGGTAGTCGGTCACCGGCCCGGTCTGCTCGAGGTACTTCCCCGGGCCATAGCCGGCGATCGTGATCGGGTCGCCGAGCCGGGGCGCGGTGGCGGCGATCGTCACGGGCGCGGCCTTCGGCCTGACGACCGCCAGGGCCGCGAGATCCCACGCGTCATCCCACGCGACGACCGTCCCCTTCGAGGTCGTGCCGTCGGGCCACGACACGGTGAGCCCCTGCCGGTGGGTCCGGGCGACGTGCCAGTTCGTGAGGACGATCCCGGTCGAGCCGCTCGCCTGGACGAGGACGCCGGACCCGTAGATCCGACTCGGCCCGTCGGCGGCCGCGATCCGGCAGACCACGGGCCGGGGGCGGCCGCGGGCGGGGGCCGCGGGGGCCGACTCGACGGCGGCGACGACATCGGCGGAGGCACGGCCGACCGCCCCCGCCGGGGGCGGAGGCGGAGCCGGGGGCGGATCCGCGACGGTGCCCGAGCCGCAGCACACCGGGCACGGGTAGTGCATCGGGCCCGGGCCGACCAGGCGGTCGCCCTGGCAGTTGTCACAGTCGGCCGCGAGGGCCGCACCGGCGAGGATCAGCCAGACGAGTAGGGATCGCATCGGTCATCCGGCGGGCCGGCTCCAGTCGTCGGGGAGGGTCATGGAGGCGATCGCGAACGAGCCCCTCCACGCCGAGCGGGCGGTCCGCTCGGAGTCGAACCGGGTCACGTCATAGGAGTCCGGGTAGGCCATGAGCCGTTGATCGGCGATCCACCGCGCCCACGGCACGGCATGCCCGCGGCGGCCGACGCTCACGACGAGCCCATGCAGGACGCAGCACACCGCCTCCTCGTAGCTCTTCGGGAAGATCACCTCGAGGGGCCGGAAATGCCTGGCGGTCTCCTGCCAGCCTTCGGGGAACCGCGAGACGGAGACCCAGGGCCCGCCCGACTGGTTCGCGTTGCCGCGGCCGCTCGTGCCCTGGAGAACGTGAGGGAGCCCGTACTCCCGCGGCTGGAGCCGGTCGGGGAGCATGCCGCGACGGACCGCGATCTCCAGGACCTGGCGGACGTTCGCGCCGCCCCACTGCCCGGGGTTCGCTTCGGCGTAGACGGAGAGCGGCGACAGCCAGACCGACCCGTAGACGGTGGACTCGGGGTAGCGGTAGCCGGCCCGGGGCCCGTCGCGGAACGACACGCCCCGCGCGCGGTTCCGCGCGGCCTCGGCGTTCGCCCGCAGGGAGTGACAAGTACACTCGTGGGTCGGGTTCTGGTTCGTGTACCGGTCGATGTAGTTCACCCCCCAGAGACCGTGCCGATCGTTGTCGGCGGCTCGGTCGGCCCAGTCCTGGGGCTCGATCCACATCGAGTCCGGGAACTCGCGGGCCGCGTCGCCGCAGGCATCGCGGAGAGCGTCGGTCGTGTCCTCGGCCGCCAGGTGGTCGGGGTAGCCGTCGTGTTCGTCCGGGAACACATCGATCAGCCGCGGGTCGATCGTCATGGAACGGCCCTCACGATCTGCTCGGCGTCGGCCGGGGCCTGCACGATCGCGAGGACCGTCGAGCCCGACAGGACGACCAGGGCCGGCAGGCCGTCGGCCTTCGCGGCCGCGACCGCCTGGCGGAACTGCTCGGGGATCGTGCCGGCCCCGTTGGTGGTGTCGGCCTCGAGGAGCGTCGCGACGATCTGCCGCTCCCGGTTGAGCCGGTTCAGGCCGACCGTGACGCCGACCGGGACCGCGGTGTGGTCCTTCTCGTAGACGTAGACCGCCGCCGTCGCCGGGCCGGGGGCGGGCGCGGTGATCGACGGGACCGTGGGCCACGGGATCGCGGGGAGCGGCGGGAGACCGCCGAGCAGGACGAGCCCGGCGGCGAGCAGGACGAAGGGCCTCACGCGCGGGTCTCCGGCTTCAGGAGCTCTGCGTGGAGCTGAAGGGCGATCGCGACGGCCTCGGTCTTCCCCTGGGCCCGGAGCCGGGTCGCGAGGTCCGACACGATCCGAACGTCGTCGGTCGGGATCGCCGAGCCGGTGCCGAAGACCTTGAGGCCGCGGACCTTTCCGGCGAGCAGGAACAGGGCATACGCGACGAGGGCGATTCCCACGGCGTACTGGACGTAGGCGAAAGTCACGATGTGGGCTCCTCGGGTAGGGAATCGGCGATGGTGTCGGCGATCGCGACGGTCTCGCGGACGAGATCGACGCCTTCGGGGGTCCGCAGCACGGCGGAGAGCCGGGCGGCGAGGCGGTCGTCGAATCGGCTCGCGGTCTTCTCGGCGACCCACTCCAGGAGGTCGCCGATGATCACGGCCCGCTCCCGCGCGTCGAGCGTGGTCGAGAGCCGCCGCAGGTAGCCGAGCAGGGGCGACCACGCGTGGAGGAGCCGGAGCTGATCGACGATCGGGAGGGGCATGTCACCTCCCGCGGAGGAAGGCGAGATACTGCTCGAGCACGCCGCCGGCGATCGCCAGGACGAGGGCCCGCACGGCCGGCCGCGCCAGGACCCAGAGCGGATAGGCGGCGACCGGGATCGCGTAGTCCGCCACGGCGTCGAAGAGCCGACCCACGGCGTCGAGGGCGAACGCCTTCTTCTCGGCCCCCGACATCAGCCGGACGCCTTCGAGGGCGGGCACGACGAGACGGAGCAGGGCGAGCAGGAGCTCGCCGAACTCGGCCCACGTCAGGCCGTCGGAGGCCCGGGCCTTCGCCGTCTGGATGAAGACGTAGACCTGATCCAGGATGCCGGACTCCTGCCCGGCGGCTGCGGTGGCGGCGGCGGTCGTGGTCATTTCTTGCGTCTCCAGACGGCATGGGCGGGGACGACCTGGCGGCGGCGTTGCCGGCAGGTCTGGCACTCGACGTAGCGGACCTGGCGGTCGCCGGCCCGCTTGCTCGATTCGACGCGGCAGCGACCGCCGCAGGTGGGGCAGGTGCTCGTCACGCCTTCACCCCGACGACGTAGATCTCGACGACCGCGACCCACTGGACCGTGAGGGCCACGGAGGCCCCGGTGGCGGTCGCCGGTGTCGAGAGCGTGATCGCCGTCCCGCTCGTGATGCTGGCGACCGTCGTCCCCGCGGGGATGCCGGTCCCGGAGACCGCCATCCCGACGACCATCGACGCGGTCGACGCGAGGCCCGTCACCGCGGTCGAGCCGTTCGTGGTCGCCCCGGTGGCCGAGATCGGGGCCGCGTTGTTCGTGAACTTCACGGTCCGCGACGATGCCGTGACGGGGAGACCGTCGACCGGCGCGTAGTGGATCGCCACGCCAGACTTGCCGACATTGTGGCCGGGGATCTGCGACCATCCGTTCGTCGCCCCCGGCTCGACCCGAACAGTCGCCCCCGGCGACGTGTTCCGGATCGTCAAACTTTTGATGGACGCGGGCGACGCGTAGACCAGCGAGCCGAAGATCACGGACTCCAGAACCGACACGTCGAGCGTGGTCGACGCTGCCGCGTTGAGCGACAGAGACCCGGACCAGTAGAGGTTCGCCTGCCCGGTGCCGCTGCCGTCCGCGAGGTCGGTCTTCAGCGTCAGATCGCGGGCGATCTTCACCTCGCCGTCCGCGAGTAGCGTCCGGAACTGGACGGAGCCGGTGTGGGTGAGTGTCGATGGCATATCGGCTCCCGCTTAGACGTGGGCCTTCATTCGGGCGACGGCGGCCGCGGCGGCGGCCCGGGCACCGGCCAGGGTCGAGACCCGCAGGGCCCGGGTCGGCTTCGCGTCGGTGCCCGAGACGATGCCCTCGGGGTAGTCGTCGACCCACACGTCGACCGTCAGGCCGGCGGCGGCCGCGGCGTCGCGCTTCTGGGTGCCGGCCCCGCAGAGGATCAGGTCGGAGACCTCGAGGTCCGCGAACGCGAGCCGCAGCTCCTCGCGGTTCGCCTCGTCGTTCTCGCGCCGCGAGATGCAGACCACGCGGTTCCCGGCGGCCGTCGCCATGCCGACGAACGAACGCCAGAGGCCGGGGGCCGCGGTCCAGGTCCGATCGTAGTCGAGCGAGATCACGAGCCCGCGGCCCTCGCTCCTGTGCTGGACGAGCCCGCGGGCCGCCTTCCATGCCGACAGGGAGCGAAGGCCGACGGAGCTATTCGGATAGGCGGCGTGGGTCACCGGAGAAACGTCCCAGATCGCCGCCTCGGTGATCGTGCGGGTCACGTTCCCGGCGGGATCCTCGTCCCACGACTCGCCCCGCGCTTCGGTGAGCGAAAACGCGAAGGACGACCCGAAGATGTACCGATCGCGGATCAGGGGCACGACCTCGGCCGTCGTCGGCGTGCCGACCGGCGGCGTGGCCCGGAATACGAGACCCTTGTCGGTCTCCTGGATGTCGAGCGTGCCGTTGGTGGTCCGGCC